CAAAAATAAATTCCGAAACTAATAAAAAAAATGGCAACATCTAACAAGGTTTTCGTTTCTCCTGGTGTATACACATCAGAAAGAGATTTAAGTTTTGTAGCACAAAGTGTTGGTGTAACAACTTTGGGTATCGTTGGTGAGACTATAACAGGTCCCGCTTTTGAACCTATCTTCGTAGCAAACTACGATGAATTTACAGCACTTTTTGGTGGTACAAATCCGACTAAATTCGTAAACACTCAAATCCCAAAGTACGAGGCAGCATACATCGCCAAAGCGTATTTATCACAATCTAACCAATTATTCGTAACAAGAGTATTAGGTTTATCGGGCTACGATGCCGGACCTTCATGGTCTATCACAATGCAGGCAAACGTAGACCCATTAACAATTTCAGCAACTACTGAACAAACTTGGTCTGTAACATTTACAGGTTCAACTGGTGGTACTGTAACTTTCGGGGCGTTCCCATCACCAATAAGTACTTACATTGGTGACACCGTTACATTATTTAACGGAAGTTCAACTACAATGTCAGGTCAATTGGCCTCGTTCATTGTTTCTGCATGTACAACCAACTCATTAAGTGCTTCAACTATGGGTCAGTGGGGTATCATGTCAGCATCGACATTTAACTCTTATACAGGCGCGGGTTACACAGGTGTAACTAATTTCTTAGGTACTTCAGGTACAACCACAGCAAATGCAAACTACACTGCAAGTACTATGGATACTTGGTACTACGCAGCATTTGACCCACAGTCAGGAGATAACTACGACGGTATCTCATTTAACTCCGTCATTGGTAGTAATTTTGGTTCAACATCAACACCAGGCTCATTCTCAGGTACAGTTTCGGGAACAGTATTAAACTTTGTTGCTACGGCATACACTGAATATAATGATGTTGTTGTAGCAACTTTACGTTCAAGAGGTTTGAACTCAGACTCAAGTGGAGGTCCTGTATACACAGTGTCGGGTACATCACAAGTCATAATGGACACAACAACAGGCTCATACTCTGACGTATTAGAAAATCCATTCGCATCTTTTGCTATTTCAGGTGTGACAAATGACGGAGAAAATTTCAATTTTGAAACATCATTCTCTACTTCTGACCCTGATTATATTTCTAAAGTATTTGGAATGACTAACTTTGGTAAACCAAGAATCGAAGTTCCATTATTCTTAGAAGAAACATTCTACAACTTAATGAATTGGAGTTATAGAAAAGGTTACATAAGAGGTTTAAACGCTTCTTTAATTTCATTACCATCCGCAAGAGAAGATAATGGCACTAACTCATCAATTGCTTGGTACTTGGAGCAATACCAAACACCATCAACACCATTCATAGTTTCTGAACTACGTGGTAATACTGTTTATAGATTGTTTAAATTTGTACTTATTTCTGATGGTAATACCGCAAACCAACTTGTAAAAGTTTCAATAGCTAATATGTCATTCAATAACATGACATTTGATATCATTGTAAGAGACATTTTTGATACCGATGCTAATCCTGTGGTTCTTGAAAAATTCACAAACTGTACTATGGACCCAGCGTCTAACAGTTTCGTGGCTAAAAAGATTGGTACTTCAAACGGTGAGTTTGAATTAAAATCATCTTTCATCATGGTTGAAATGGATGAAGACGCACCTATCGATTCATTACCTTGTGGTTTTGAAGGATTTAACTTTAGAGAATATCAAGGAGCAAATTCACCTTTTGTTATTTTCAAAACACAATACAATTTTCCAGGTCAACAAATTTGGAACCCACCTTTTGGAACAACCACAGGAAGTGATAATACTACATTATCTTCGGGTGATAACATAAGAAAAACGTATTTAGGTGTTTCTAACACAGTAGGTATTGATTATGATTTCTTCCAATATAAAGGAAAACAAAATCCAACTAACCTATGTTGTGCTACCGATTCATTACCCTGGAATTACATTACTAAAGGATTCCATATGGACTCAGGTGCAACTGCTGTTACAATTGCGAATATATACACAACTTCAGGTCAAACGGCATTTGAAGTAGGTGCTGGTTCATTCCAATCTGACCCAACAAATCAATCAAACCCATACTACCGAGTTTTTGCAAGAAAATTCACTATAGTAGCTCAAGGTGGTTTCGATGGATGGGATATCTATAGAGAATATAGAAGTAACACTGACACATTTATGTTAGGTCAAAATGGTTACTTGAAAGGTGCATCACCACAACAATCAGTACTATATCCAAACGCAACTGGTTGGGGAGCTTTTAAACAAATTACTGTCGGTGATAACACACAAGACTTTGGTAATACTGATTTTTATTCATATTTACTTGGTCAATTAACATTCGCAAACCCTGAGGCGGTTAACATTAATGTGTTTGTAACACCAGGTATTGATTATGTAAATAACTCAAACTTGGTTGAACAAGCTATTGATATGATAGAATCAGACAGAGCGGATTCGTTGTATGTATGTACAACACCTGACTACGACATGTATGCACCAACAACATCAAATTTTCAGGGTGACTTTATATACCCACAAGAGGCGGTAGATAATTTAGAGGAATCAAATATAGATTCAAACTACACGGCAACTTACTATCCCTGGATTTTGGTTAGAGATGGTGTTAATAATACTCAAATTTACATTCCTCCGACATCTGAGGTTGTAAGAAATTTAGCACTTACAGATAATATTGCATTCCCCTGGTTTGCAACTGCTGGTTACACAAGAGGTTTAGTAAATGCGGTTAAAGCTCGTACCAAACTAACACAAGAAGCGAGAGATACTTTGTATGAAGGTAGAATCAATCCAATTGCAACATTCTCAGACGTAGGAACAGTAATTTGGGGTAACAAAACTCTTCAAATCAGACAATCGGCACTTGATAGAATTAACGTAAGAAGATTGTTACTACAAGCTCGTAAGTTGATTTCAGCTGTGGCTGTTAGATTGTTGTTCGAACAAAACGACGAACAAGTAAGACAAGACTTCTTGGATTCTGTAAACCCAATTTTGGATTCAATCAGAAGAGATAGAGGTTTAGTAGACTTCAGAGTAACAGTTTCAAACAGTCCTGAAGATATCGACGCTAACCAATTGGTTGGTAAGATTTACTTAAAACCAACAAGAGCACTTGAATTTATCGACATCGAATTCTTGATTACTCCAACAGGAGCTTCTTTTGAAGACATTTAATAATTAAAAATAAGGGGGGTTGTTCATCAATCCCTCTTTTAGCCTAAACAAAAAAAAACTATGGAATTTAAAAAATCAAAATTAAATGAAAATCTTAACTTACCTAAAACAGGTAAAAAATCATTTTCAAAGAAATCACAAAATATCATTGTTTCTGAAGCACAATTAGAAAGATTGATTGAAAAAATCGCAAAAAACAAAAATGTTTAAAAAAGTTTTAAAAGAGTTTTTAGAAGAAAAACTTTTACGTGAAGGTTTTGATGATGTTGGTAATCCTGATTTAAAGTACTATGCTTTTGATTGGGATGACAATATTGTTTTTATGCCAACGGAAATTATTGTGGCAACCGCTGACGGTGAAGAGGTTGGTATGGGTACCGAAGATTTTGCGGAATATAGAATGGATATCGGTAAAGAACCATTTATGTATAAAGGAAAAGAAGTTGTCGCATTTGCAAATGACCCCTTTAGGAACTTCAGAAGTGAAGGAGACACTCAGTTCATCGTTGACGCAATGTTAGCTAAACCAGGACCGTCTTGGGATGATTTTGTGGAGTGTTTAAATGGTGGTTCTATCTTTGCAATTATCACAGCAAGAGGACACAACCCCGAAACACTTAAAGAGGCGACATACAATTACATTGTTACAAATCACAACGGTATTTCAAAACAAGAATGTATTTCAAATTTAAAAAAATTCAGAAACATTGCCGAAGAAGGTGAAATGGACGGAAATGAAATTATTATGGAGTACCTTAATATGTGTAAATTTCACCCTGTAACTTTTGGTGAAGGTTCTGCGACGAACCCTGAGGAAGGAAAAATTAAAGCCCTAAGAGAATTTATCTCACACGTAAAAGAAATGTCATCAAGGTTAGGTAAACAAGCGTTCTTCAAGAACGATGTGAAAAACAGATTTATACCGGAAATTGGATTTTCTGATGATGACCCTAGAAATATAGAAAAGATAAAGCAATTCTTAGATACTGAATACTCAGATAAACCAGTAAGAACTTATTTAACTAAAGGAGGAGAAAAAAAAGAAATATAATTTATTTAAGTATTGCTGGAGCTGGATATACATAATCCAAAATTTCCGGAATAAAGTAAATAGAAAAATTTTTCGACATCCGTGTATTTATAAGTAAATAAATTAAAAAAACGAAAACTAAAAAAAAATACTATGGCTGATTTATTAATGAAAATGCCGATGCCTTACGAACCAAAACGTAAAAATAGATTTATCTTAACGTTCGATTCTTCTTTGGGCATCAATTCTTGGTTTGTAGAATCTACAACAAGACCACAAATTACAATCAATCCTGTTGAAATTCCATTCTTAAACACATCTACTTACGTAGCGGGTAGATTCACATGGAATACAATAAACGTTACATTCCGTGACCCAATCGGACCATCAGCGGCTCAAGCCCTTATGGAGTGGGTACGTCTACATGCGGAATCTGTTACAGGTCGTATGGGATACGCTGCAGGTTATAAGAAAAACATTTTCTTGGAAATGTTGGACCCAACAGGTGTTGCAGTTGAAAAATGGATTTTACAAGGTACTTTCCTAACAGATGTTAATTTTGATTCTTTGGGGTATTCAGATGATAATTTAGCAACTATCTCAGCGACATTACGTCCCGATAGATGTGTTTTAGTTTACTAATAGTATTTACGAAAAAATCAGTGTAGTTATATTTAACCATAGGGGAAACTCTATGGTTTTTTTTTAATATGACAGATTACTCACAATATTTAC